CTGCTCAATTAAATTTTAACTGTGATGAAGGTGTTGGTTTAAAACTTAAAAGTCTTTTAGATACAATGGGTACGGCTTATTTACAAAAAGCATATAGTCGTATATCTAAAGCAATAGTTCATGATTCATGGACTAACCATTCGTATGCTGGAGATTATAACCCAATTCATGATCATGGGGTTAAAACAGAAGCAGGACTTAGTGGAATTTTGTGGTTAAAGGTTCCAAGTTGTATCAAAGGTGTTACTGAGGACAAAATTGCTAAACAAGGTTTGACTAATGCTTCTGGTCTTTGTGATGGTTGGACACAACTAGTTTGGGGTACAACTACACGCAAAGATGTACAACAATTACGGCCAGTAACAGAATCTTATGAACAACCTATTCCGGGCCGTTTAATAATTTTTCCTAATTGGTTAAAACATCAAGTGTTTCCTTTTTTTGGTGAAGGAGAAAGACGTTCTTTGGCAATAAACTGGAATGTTTTTGATACAAAGAAAGAAATTGAAGCACATCTTAATGGAGAAGTACAATAATTAATTACAAATATAATGAAGATGTTGCTTTAGAAGAATTGAAAAAGTACATTGACAAAACTTATGATGAACATTATAGTAGAAATAAGTTTCAGGCCACAGAGTTTATTATAGATGGTGGCCATGGTGAAGGTTTTTGTATCGGGAATATAATGAAATATGCTCAACGGTATGGAAAAAAGAATGGTTATGATAGAAGTGACTTGTTAAAAGTTATCCATTATGGTATCATAGCTTTACATAATCATGATATTATGAAGAAAGGTGAAAAATGAAACTAAGTGAACAAACAGTATCAATTCTGAAAAATTACTCAGCAATTAATCAGAATTTAATGATTAAAGAGGGAAGTGAAATCTCAACAATGTCTGCGATGAAAAATATTGTTTCAAAGGCAACTGTAGAAGAAAGCTTTCCAGTAGAGTTTGCAATTTATGACTTGAATGAATTTCTCTCAGCAATGTCTCTTTTTACAAATCCAGATTTGGATTTTAAAGATGATTTTGTTGTTATTACTGAGTCTGGTTCCAAAGGTAGGAATTTAAAATACTGGTATAGTGAACCATCTGTTGTAACTACACCATCTAGGGAAGTTACCATGCCTTCTACAGAAGTTACTTTTCCTTTGCAAAGTAATGTTTTGTCAGAAGTACAGAAAGCTGCTGCAGTTATTGGTGCACCAGATATGGTTTTAGAAGGTATGGATGTTGGAAGTGCTGTATTAAAAGTTACAGATAAAAAGAATGATACTGCAAACAGTTATGATTCTCATGTTGAGGTTGCAAACGAAGACCCTCAAAAAAATGTTCCATATAAATTCTGGTTTAAGGTCGAGAATCTTAAATTGTTGCCGGGATGCTATGATGTTCAAGTTTCATCGAAACGCATCAGTCATTTCCAAAATAAAAAATTACCAATAGAATATTTTGTTGCCCTAGAACCTGAGTCGTCCTATGGTAATTAATTATGGATACATTTTTATGGGTTGAACAGTATCGCCCTAAAACTGTTGATGATTGTATTCTACCACAATCTTTAAAAGATACTTTTAAAGAGTTTGTTGAACAAGGTAATGTACCAAATATAATTTTATCTGGAGGGCCCGGTGTTGGTAAGACAACCATCGCAAAGGCTGTTCTAGATGAAATTGGTGCAACGTATATGATGATTAATGGTTCTGAGGAGTCGGGTATTGACGTTCTCAGAACTAAGATCAAAAACTTTGCTTCAACTGTATCTCTTGAAGGTGGTAGAAAATATCTAATTCTTGATGAAGCAGATTATCTAAATGCACAATCTACTCAACCAGCCTTGCGTGGGTTCATGGAAGAGTTTCATAAGAACTGTGGGTTTATTCTAACTTGTAATTACAAGAATAGATTGATTGAACCACTACACTCTCGTTGTAGTGTGATTGATTTTACAATTCCTAAATCTGAGAAACCAAATCTTGCTATGGACTTCATGAAACGTGTGGAGTTTATTCTACAGAGTGAGAATGTAGAGTATGACAAGAAAGTTCTTATTGAAGTAATCCAAAGACACTTTCCAGATTGGAGGCGTAGTTTAAACGAACTTCAAAGGTATTCTGTTTCTGGTAGAATTGATGCTGGTATCCTTGTTGATATGGCAGAGATAAATATAAAAGAACTGATGAAGTTCATGAAAGAAAAGGAGTTTACAAATGTCCGTAGATGGGTTGTTAATAATCTTGACTTGGATTCTGTACGCCTTTTTAGGAGCGTTTACGATAGCCTGTATACTTTCCTTGATAATAGTACTATACCTCATGCTGTCATTATATTGGCTGAGTACCAACATCGAGCAGCATTTGTTGCCGACCAAGAAATCAACACCTTGGCGTGTCTGACCGAAATAATGGCAAAAGTGAAGTTTAAATGATTGAAGTAATTGATAATGTCGTAGAGGAACACGTTGCTATTCTGATAGATGACTATGTGAAAAATCTATCTTGGAAATTTGATTACGAATCTAAAAGAGGACAACCAAACAAACATTGGCACGTTCTCTGTGGCCACAATAAACAAGAGTGTGATGAAAATGGTTTTGACTGGGCTGACCTCTTATTTGAGTATGCAAAGAGTAAAGTTGGTAAAGAACTTGTCTATGAAAGAATCTATTGTAATGCTCACACTCATGGTATAGAACCACACTTGCACATAGATGACGGTGAGTTTACCATGATTTTCTATCCACGATTGGATTGGAAACCTGAGTGGAATGGTGGAACAATAATAGACGGGCAACTGGTAGAGTATGTGGGTAATCGTCTAGTTATATTCGATGCACATTTACCACACAAAGCCATGCCAGTTTCAAGAGAATGCTACGAACTAAGAACTAATGTAGTTTTTAAATGTCATGTATGAGTTGAAAGACTACCTAAACTCAATAAACCACACCAAAGAAAAGTTGATGGACACTGAAGATGAACAGTGGGAAAAGAAATATCCACCATTTATCGTAAATAAGTGCTTATCTGGTTTTCAAGATACCATTATGTTGGTTAATGAAATTAACCAATATCCTAACACTGATAAAAAACTTCAGTTTGATTTTTTGATAAATAGTATACGTCCAAGGAAAAGATTTACTCCTTGGCTGAAGGCGAATAAATTAAACGATCTAGAGTATGTTAAAGAGTTTTATGGATACAATAACGAGAAAGCAAAGGTAGCTCTTACTATACTGAATGATGAACAAATCGCCACCATAAAACAAAAATTAAATAAAGGTGGAAAAAATGGAAGAAGTTAATTGGACACAGGAGCAGATGCTGGAAGTCGGACTCAGAGAGCCCGATGATTTTTTAAAGGTTCGTGAGACACTATCGCGGATTGGAGTTGCTTCTAGAAAAGAGAGAAAATTATATCAATCCTGCCATATTTTACATAAGCAGGGAAAATATTATATTGTGCATTTTAAAGAACTTTTCGCATTGGATGGAAAAAATACCAATCTAACAGAAAATGATATTGCTCGTAGAAACACAATATCAAATCTATTAAGAGATTGGGGTCTTATTACTATTAAAGATGATGTTACAAATGTTGCACCCCTAAGTCAGATTAAAGTTTTATCCTTTCGTGAAAAAGATGAATGGATTTTAGAAACAAAATATAACATAGGTAAGAAGAAAGAAGACTAATGGAAAAGTTTAAGTCTTTTATCACAGAACAAAAAGACGAGAAATATAAAGTTGTCGTTCTTACTCGTAAGCCTGATGATTGGCCTAATCATAAATCTCTTTTGACCTCTGCTAAGTTTGAAGATGCTTGTAAAGATTTGGGTTTAGATTTTTATATGTGTTTCATCAATGGTGCGTATTTTAGTTTTGATGAAAATAATAATAGACACATACACAATTCTGATGATGACAAAGGTTTTGAAATATCAGATAAAGATACATTGATTATTGTTCGTGGGGGGGTTAATGCTAGAGATCAATGGAAAGATTTAGTCTCATCACTAGAACGATCTGGATATTGTTGTGTAAATTCTAGAGAGTGTATGGAAGTTTGCTCTGACAAATATAGAACTGCACTTAGATTATCTGAGGTTGGATTAACCACACCCACCACTGTTTTGATACCAGATGAAAAAAGTGCGGTAGATTCTTTTGAAAAATTAGATACAAAATTTCCTGTTATCTTAAAAACAACTCATGGCACAAAAGGTGTTGGTGTGTTGTTTATTGAGTCTCAAAAAGCACTAGAGAGCATGACTCAACTATTATTCAAAATTGATGAAGAAATCTCTTTGATACTACAAACTTTTTTAGAGTCTGACGGTGATGTTAGAGTTATGATTCTAAACAACCAAGTTTTAGGCTCTATGAAACGTGAAAAAGTAAAAGGTGATTTTAGATCAAATGTTCATCTAGGAGCAAAAGTCTCAACGTATGAACTCACAGATAAAGAAAAGGAAGATTGTATAAGAGCTGCAAAGGCAGTGAACGGAACATGGGTAGGAGTAGACTTTATTCCTGCTAAAAATAGAGATAAAGATAATCCATTTATTATAGAGGTAAATAGTAGTCCAGGCACACAAGGATTTGATAAAGCTAACAAAAGTAATGTGGTAAAAGATTTATTGAAAAATTTTTATGCTCGTGATAACTGGTGGAGAGTTCCTAATTTGTGTGGAGTTTGGGAAACTTTTGAACATGAAAAATTAGGAAAACTAGTTGCAAAAATGGATACTGGTAACAGTTCTAGTTCATCTGTTATTCATGCTGATAAAATTGATGTTCAAGGTAAAAGAGTAAATTGGGAACTCAATGGAGTTAAACTTTCGCATCCTGTAAAAGAAATGAAAAATATTAAACTAGGTGGATTGAGAAATAGAGAAGAAATTAGGCCCTCTATTGAAATGGATTTTTTATTTAGTGGTGTTTTATATAAAAATATACCATTTACTTTAGATGACAGGGGGGAGAAAACTCCCTTATTGATTAATAGAGATTTTATGAAAAAAACTAACTTGATGATAGACCCTTCTCGTAAATTTATTTTAACAAAAAACCTTGACAAATAAAACAAAACCTGATATAGTTGCCATATGAATTTTTACACAAATGTTCTCCAACGTGGAAACCAACTATTTGTTCGAGCAGTTGTCAATGGACAACGACAGAACTTTAAAATAAGATATTGTCCAACACTATTTTCGCCTGTTAAACAAGAAACAGGATATAAAACTTTGGATGGTATTCCTGTTTTACCTATACAATTCGATAATATTAAAGAGGCAAAAGAGTGGGTTGAAAGTCACAAGAGTCAACCAGAACTAGTGTATGGAAATACACAGTTTGCCTATAATTACATTTCTGACACATACAAAAATCAAGTTAATTGGGACTTGGATAAAATTCTCATTGTCACTATCGACATAGAGGTTGAGTGTGAGAATGGATTTCCTGCTGTACGAACAGCTGCAGAACCAATGTTATCCATTACAATCAAGAATCACCAGAATAAAAAGATTGTTGTGTTTGGACTTCATGAGTTTGAGAACAGCCGTGATGATGTTACATATATTCAATGTGAAAGTGAGATACATCTATTAAAAGAGTTTCTTATATTTTGGGAGAAACATCAGCCTGATGTAATAACAGGTTGGAACACAGAATTCTTTGATATCCCATATCTCTGTAATAGAATTACACATTTGTTTGGCGAGGATGAACTAAAACGTCTGTCACCTTGGGGTGTTGTCTATTCTAAAGATATTTACAAGATGGGTAGAAACCATCAAGTGTATGCATTACAAGGTATTGCTGCACTTGACTATTTTGATTTATATCAGAAGTTTACTTATACTGCACAAGAATCTTACAGACTAGATCATATTGCTAAAGTAGAATTGGGTGAAAGTAAAGAGGGTAATCCATACGAAACTTTTAAAGATTGGTATCAGAAAGACTATCAATCATTTATTGAATATAATATACAAGACGTTGAGATTGTTGACAAGCTAGAAGATAAGATGAAATTGATTGAACTTTGTCTGACTATGGCTTATGATGCAAAGGTGAACTATACAGATGTTCTTGGTACTGTTCGATATTGGGATGTTTTGATATACAATTATCTCAAGGAAAAGAATGTAGTTATACCACAAAAGAAACCTCAAGACAAATCTGCACAGTATGAAGGTGCATATGTTAAAGACCCGAAAGTGGGTATGCATAAGTGGGTTATGTCATTTGACTTGAACAGTTTGTATCCACATCTAATTATGCAGTATAACATTTCACCAGAGACTCTAATTCCTTCTAGTGAGGAGGCACCAGAGAAAATGGTTGACAAGATTTTAAAGGGTGAAATAACTAACGATACAAAATTTTGTATGGCTCCTAACGGTGCATTTTTCAGAAAGGATAAAAGAGGGTTTTTACCAGAATTAATGGAGTCTATCTATAATGACAGAGTTAAATATAAAACGCTTCTATTGGAAGCTAAACAGCAATATGAAGACACTAAAGACAAAAGGTATCTCAAGGATATCTCAAAGTATGAGAACATCCAAATGGCCAAAAAGATTTCACTCAATAGTGCGTATGGTGCGATTGGGAATTCTTGGTTTAGGTATTTTGATCTTAGAAATGCTGAAGCTATTACAACAAGTGGTCAGTTATCTATACGATGGATTGAAAAGGCACTTAACATCTATCTCAACAAGATTATTGGAACTGAGAAAGAAGATTACGTTA